TAAATACTTTTATCGTTGATATCTCCAAGCTGATTATATGCTTCTTGTGCACTAGCTACTGAACCCGTAGGGTCATTAGATTGAGGATTAAATGTTCTTACATTAACTTCACTTACAGGAGAACCATAACCAAAAGCATTACCTGCTGGATTAAAATCATTACTTCCACCAGTAAAAGCATTTGTATTTGTTATACCTCCACTTACAGGTGGTGTTTCTTCTACAGGAAATTCATACGGGTTTTGTAAATATTTTTGGGGAGGTAAATATTTTATACCTCTTGCTCTTATCTCTGCATCTGTTGCCATTATCTCATTCCTCCTGGTGCAATGTCTAATCTAAATGTACCCAGTTTCCAATTTTTTCCAGTACCTGTATTAGATACTTTTAATGCAATTGATCTAGCTCTAAGTCTAGTGCTTTTAAAATTTGTAGTTTCGGTTGATGTAAAATTTGTAGTTGTTGCAGCTGTATTGGGGTAGTTTCTTGTTGTAAAACTAACTTCAGTATCCCCTTTCTGTTCTATAAAATCTGGTATAAATCTACTTATTCTCATCATGTATTCACCATCTCCTCTAAGATCAGGAGTCCCTACAGTCGCTCCCGTGTTACTTCTTTTTTGAGTAATATCAAAATCACCCGAAATAATATTGGCATTAATTGCAGTAACCACGTTACCAGCATTTACTTGATCGGTCCCTGTTTCGTGTTGATAGTATATACTACTTCCATCAATATTGCCAGTAACGTCATACGAGGCATTATCAGTAGCGTCATAAAGTGTTGCATGAGGTTTTTGGTATACAGCAGAATCTACCCAAGCAGATCTATTTAAAGATCCTGTTGTCCAAATAGGTCTTTCAGTTGTAGAATCTACATAATTATAGCTAACTACTCTATCAACCGAAGTAGCCGTAGCTGAACAGTAGAACCAGTTTATTTCTCCAAACAGGTTATTAACACCTGCATTAATTAAATCTTTAGGTACAAAATTAATACCCAATCCAGGATCTACTGAGTAAACAAAATCTTCCACCAAACAAGGCATAGATCTTAATTGACCATCATAACTAAAGAAACCATTTTCCGACATCCAATATGCAGCACCATCAGTTTCAACAGCTGCATTTTTACCTATCAATCCACAGTTAGTACCTGCTTGTTGAAATGCAAAAGTAAATGGCTGACCTACAAATTGCATTATAAATAATGCAGTATCAGTCCATACATAAAGAGCATCCCTACCTTTAATAGCAGACATAATCTTAGATCCTGCAGCAAGCCTTTGAGAACCTGCAGTATTCTCTGCCCTTATGGTATACTCATTAATATTTTCTTGATCAGAGAATCTTATAAACATGTCGTCTTGAGTATCCTTATTCCCTATCGTAGTTTCTGTACCAAAAAAAACTAAATGTCTATCTGGTGTTGATACTATCATGTGACGTGATGCTGTTGGTGCATTAGTAATAATTGTTGCTCGAGTAGTTAATGCATTTACATCTGATGCATCCCATTCAAAACATTCCCCATTATAAATAAGAGCAATTAATTTTGTACCAAAATTATCAAGAACCCATAAACCAGGGTTAAGTGTAAACTGTGTAGTCGATGAAGCTTTACCCCATCCGTTGTATTCTGTAATATTTGTAATAACAGCATTTTGAGAATGTGTAGTTGCAGTGGTCCCATTTGCTGATCTGGCCCCACCACTTAAAGTATTTGTTCCTGTGTTATTGGCTGTGTACGATATATCTTCAGTTCCTATTCTTATGGTCCCCGATGCCGGAAACGCGTTTGAACTAGCAAGAACAATGTTAGTTGTTGTTGTATCCGTTAATGCAGTCGCAAGAGTTGTAGTCGCGGCTCCATTTATTACACCACCAAATAAACCAGTGCCCCAACCAAAACCTGCATCTTGTGTAGCAGGTCCTACACTAAAATAGCATAAAACAGAAGCAGAGCCAGCATTAGTTACAGGTGTACCGGCTTCACTAGTATCCATTGTAAGTGTAAAAGTCTTTGTAGTGGGTACAGAAATAACCATAAATTTTTTATCTTCAAATATGGCATTTGTAAAAGTAGATCCAGATAAGCCAGAAACAGCATCAAATAATACTATGTCGTTATCTAACAAACCATGATCAGAAGGAACAGTTACCGTAACTGTAGACGATCCTGCTGTACTTGTAAAATTAGCTCCAGTAATTGTGGCTCTTATTGGATGAATATCATAATATAGACCCTCTGAAAAAACATAAAGAATTCTATTAGTACCAATTGCGGAATATTTTATCCCAATATTATTATCCCAGTTATGGAGAGCTCTTGCGGCACCGGTTAATTTATTATCAGCTGAACCTAACTGTTCCCAACCACCAATTTTTTCAGGAGAGCCATATCTAAAACGTACGTTATCTCCGTCAAACCATTGACCTTCAGCGCCTGTTTCGGTAACTTGTTTATTAAATCCTGGGGCAAAGCCTAATTTTTGTAACATATAAAAACCTGTTGAAATTCCTAAATAGATATTATATAGCATAATGTAGATAATGAAAGAGACAAATAACTAAAAATTATGGACCATTTAGAGGCAATTGTAGAGATAAAAAATGTAGTCTCGCCTGAGTTTATAAATAAAATTATACCCTTAATTAATCATAAAGCTAAAAAAAATTTATTTATTGAAAAGGGTCTAGATAAAAACATAAGAAATGTAAAAGGTTATCATTTAAATTTTAGTACGCCTACTAACTTATTTTATTGGAATTATATAAAAAAAGAAATTGAAAGACTTTATCTTATGTACAAAGCAAAATTTAATAAAATGGATAGTGGCAGAATAGATCAAATAGATTTACTAAAATATTCTGTTGGAGGTGGATATAAAATACATACAGATCATTCTACTGATTCACCTAGACATTTAAGTATTATTATGAATTTAAATGATGAATATCTAGGCGGAGATTTAATTTTTACCGATCAAAAAGAAAAAGAAATTAAAAGATTAAGACTTGATAAAGGGTCTATCGTATTTTTTCCTAGTAGTTTTATGTATCCTCATGGTATTCAACCTATTACGAAAGGAACAAGGTATAGTATAGTAGCATGGCTTCAATAATTAAAAATTTCTTTTCACTAGAGGAACTAACAATACTTAAAAAGTATTGTTACAATAAATTAGATGAAAACAAAAATTACGTTATTGACCCCCAATCATTTTCTCCTGCTTGGTATAATGATCCTTTAATGACTTCTTTTTTAGATACAAAATTACTAAAAGTTGAACTAGAATCAAATTTAAAATTATTTCCTACATATGCTTATTGGAGATATTATGTATTTGGTGCAACTTTAAAAAAACACACAGATAGACCTTCGTGTGAAATATCCGTCACAGCCTGTATAAAAAAATATGACAAGTGGCCAATTGTTATAAATAAAAAATCTATAGAAATAGAAGAAGGTGATGCAGTTTTATATAACGGATGTAAGGAAGAACATTTTAGACCTTCTATATATAAAGGTGAAGGTATGGCTCAAGTATTTTTCCACTATGTAAATAAAAATGGTCCTAACTCTAGGTATGCTTATGATAAAAATAGTTGATAATTTTTTAGAAAAAAATTTATTTAATAAGCTACAAGATTTTGCTAAACAAGGTTTACAGTTTAATCCTTCTTACAATGGTCATGGTGAATACTACGGTCTTCGGTGTAATATAAATAACGATGAAGAGTTAATTGATATTTTTAAAGACACAACTAAAGAAAAATTTAAAATACAGATAGATGATATAAGTGAAGACAGCTCAATAGATATAAGAGATTTAAATAATTTTATTCCACACACAGATCCGCAATCAAAATTAAATTTATTTTTAATGATTTATGGAGATAAAGCTGCAAACAATGGTATCGTATTTTATGACGAAAAAGAAATAGATATTCATGTAGGTTTTCGAGAAAACAGAGCTGTTTTATTTTCTTCTAACATAACTCATAGTCCTAATGTTTTTAAAGATAAAACAATTAAAAGAATAACCTCAACCATATTTATAAAAGAATATAAATATATTTAAATTTCTAACGTTATATTTAAACAAAATCTATTTGGATTTACTTTAGGTGCTATTCCCCTATGCTCTATTTTACTAGGAAACAAAATAGCTTCCGATTCATTTGATTTAAAAAATTTTAACTCATCATTAATTTTAAATTCTGTGCCACCATCATTGTTATGTAGATTATATAGTATACTGTATTTATTATCTAACTTACTGTCATCGTGAAACTGCATTAAGCTTCCTGGGTGATACCAATTCCAATACACTCTGCATATTTTTTTAAATGTAAAAAAACATTTACTTTCCACCACATCGTAAATTAAATTAGCTAAACAATTTAATATATCATGGGCATTAATTTGATCCTCTTTATATGTGTTCAACATAAAACCAGAGTCTTCATGGCTTAGTAAATTAAATTTTTTATTGTCTACTCCAAAAGTCCATCCTCCTGCACAACTTAAGATTTCAATAATCCTTATGTTAGTTTTATTTGGAATATTGGTATTTATTTTTGTTATCATTTAAATTTTTAACGTTACTAATCTTTCTGCAATTTTGTAAGCTGTAATAGCTTCGGGTGACGTAGTAGTACTAGGACTACAACACATAAAAATTTTATCAAACTTTTTTTGTTTTATATAATTAATGTTGTGATCAAAAGTATACGATTTTAAATTATCAAATTCTTTGTATTGCATGTAGTATTTATGTTCAGAGGTAGGGTTAGAAATCCATGTGTAATTAATTTTATTTTTAAATACATTACAAGCGTGGAAAAGCCAGTTTCCTTCGTTTAAAACATTCATTTCTCTGTAACAGAAGTCATGGTGGTGGTCTATATTAATTATATTGTACTCATCATATCCATGACTAATAAGTGGAAATATTTTTTCATGCATATAAGCCAGGGTTATATCTTTATGATCGTATATCAAAGGTATTAAAAAAGTTAATAACTCTTCCTGTTGTCTTGAGTTTTCAATCCAATCAAAATCTACAGATAAAATATCTAATTTTTTATCTGTCATAAAATATTCCATAAGAAGTTAAAAATCTTGGAGTAAGACCTATTACTGAATGAAAAACTTCTTTTTCAATATAAATCATATCGTTTTGTTTCATATCAAAAACGTAACTCATCTCTCCTGTAACCACATTAACAATAGCTTCGCCTTGTTGAATGTGTAAAACAGTAGATTCTGTATCTTTATGTAATTTAAAACCACCTGCACTATTTACATAACAACCATATAAGTCAACTTCATGGTGTTGCTTTGGAAATAAATTTTTTAGGGCTTCTTGGATTGGTAAAAGTTTTGGTAAATTAATTCTTTTAGCTTGATAGTTAAGTGCATTACTATGACCAGGAACATAACCTTCTCTTTCAAGAGAAGTTATCATTTCACCATTAATAAGAGTTTTATTAACTGTTTGTACTATTTCTTCCCAGCTTAATATTATATCAAAATCATGCTCTATTCTTACTGCAGGCATATTACATAAAGGTATGTTTTTTAAAGGTGTTTTTAACGTTTGAAAATTTCTATCTACTATCATTTAAAAAGTCATCCATGATGTTAATATATATTTTTCTTTTTTTAAGGGAGGGTTTCCTCTATGAACATATGGAAAAGCAGCTGGCCACATAACAATTCTACCTTTCTTAGGTTTTACTCTCATAGATTGATTTAAAAATTCTGTTTCACCACCTTCTTTAATATCATTTAAATAGATAAGCCATGCTAGGGTTCTACAAGAATTGTCAAATCCCTTATTGTGTTCTATGTGCCAAACATGATAACCACCTGTAGGAGCAGTTTTTTGAATTTTCATCGTGGTATATTTAAAATCATCCTCTCCATAAACTTCTTTTATACCTGTTTCTTTTTCATAATGTTTTAATGCTTGATCAAAATTAAAAACTAAAGGTTTCATAGTTTCAACCCACACATCTGTGTTACCTTGGTTTGCAAAATACTGATTATCTTTTTTACTAAACACCGGAGCACTTTCAAAAGCTTGTCTGCTTATGGCTCTATTAAAATTATTTTGTTCTTCAAAAAAAGTTATAGCTTGGGTACAATCAATATCGCTAATATAATTGTCGTACACTCCTATAAAATTCTTAATCGAATTTTTTCTTTCTATCATTTGATAGAGATATTATATGATATTATAAATATGTCTAGTAAGAACTATAAGAAGTAGGTCTTGCACCTAATCTAGAAATTTTTTCAGCTTCGGTTTCTGTTGAAGTTACATTACCGTCAGCATCTCTTGTTCCTTGAGTATCTTGATCCCAAACAGCTTGAAGATTAGTTAAATGAATAGCATCCCATTTGTCCACAAATTGACTTCTAAACTCACCTAACCCGGCAGTTGTCCAAGTAGCATGAGGTGTATCATCTCTATATTCAACACTATCATTATAATCTAAATCATCATCTTTATATTGAATAGCCCAAACGTTTGACCATTTAGAATCATTCCAAAAAGAATCATTTTCAATAATGTATCCTATTGAATGACCATTATCTGTTACTGATTGATTAAGAATTTTTTTATCGTCAAATATTACTGTCCAGTTTGCGTTAGTTGCCATTTTTTCTCCTAAGTTTTAATTACGTAAATTAATGCTAAATAAGGTTGCAAAATAGCAGGGTTAACAGTCGTCCCTGAAAAACTACTTGATCCACTACCTGAAAAGTTAGCTGACATATTGTGCGAGTGTCCAGAACCTGAACCTGCGTTTCCACCAGTATGGTTTGCTCTACTTTGGTCTGCATCTCTTCTAGGTGCATTATTACCGCCAGAAAAAGCAGCTACAGCATAAAAAGTGTGAGAATGCGACGCTAGTTGAGCAGTTGATAAACTTGCATTAGCTGTTGAACCACCTACGTTTCCACTTACGTTAGTAGATACGTTTCCAGCTGGTGCGACTGGAGTAGTATTAGCTCCACCTGTTGAAGCTAAAGCTTTTCCTGGAGATTTTCCAATGGCTACGTTGTCTGCTAAATTAGGTACATTAAAAGTAGATGAACCATTACCTGCACCATAAGTAGTAGATACAATTGCAAATAATGCTGAATAAGTTGATCTTGAAACTGCTGCACCATTACATTCTAAAAAACCTGTTGGTATTGATGAAGAAGACCATGGAACAATAGTTGCTGTAGGGATACCTTCAATACCAGTAAGATCTGATCCATTAAAATTATATTTAGTTGCTTCGTAATTTGCCATAATATTATTTCTCCGTATACGTCCAACCTACATTTGAACCGGAAAAAACCAATCCAAATGCTGCACCCTCAGTATTAACTACTAGGTCTGCTGTTGCATTTGTTATTTTAGAACTATTTCTTCCCACAGTCAATGCGTTAGTATCAAAAGTGTACCTTGAATCTACAAAATTTACTTGATCACCTACAGCAGGTGATGCAGGAAGAGTTATCGTAACTGCTCCTCCACTTGTGTCTACAAAAATTCTATCTTGGTTTATTGCTGTGTATGATCCTGTTTTAGTGATCCAATCTAACGGCTGACCAAAGTTAGAAAATGGGACTTCAAAAAGACCGGTGTTTGTTGCAACACCATCAAGATAAATAAGTTTATATCCTTTGTCACCATCTGAAAAAGTAACCGTTGCCCCTGAACCAGAAGCTGCTTTTAATTGTACTGTGTGAGCACCCGAAGTACCATTTTTAACTATGTAAAAATTTTCTGTAAGAAGGGGCCAAGTAACAATTCTGTTTCCAGATATTGTTCCTGTAAATTCTAAAACTCTTTGTTGAGCAGTACCTGTTAAAGCACCGTTATCTATGTCTAAAGTTGTCGTTCCTGCACCGCCTCCGATAGCTACTTGTAAAACACCTCCGGTTAACTGTTGAATTAAGTTTAAATTTGCGTTTGTTTTATCTCCCCAAGTACCGGCGTTTTCGCCAGTTGCCATTAACTCTAAACCAAGGTCTGTAAATGTTGATGCCATAATTTTGTTCTCCTAAGCTACGTGTGTTACATCTGTATACGATGTATTCCCTACTATGTCAACATCTTGATAGCCCAATACAATAACACTCCCTACACTAGATGTTGTTGATAATCCCGTTAAACCCATTACATCTGAAGGCGAAATTGAACCTACTGCAGACGTTGCCTGTACACCGGTTAATGGAACTCCTATTTCAGGAATAATATTTCCTACAGAAGATGTTGTCGATACTCCAGTTAACGGAACCCCTATTTCAGGAACAATGGATCCTACGCTAGATGTTGTTGATACTCCAGTTAAACCCATTACATCTGAAGGTGAAATTGAACCTACAGTTGAAGTTGTTGATTGTCCTGTTAGTGTTAATGAAAGACTAGTTGTTGCAGATAATGATCCTACTGCGGAATCTGTATGTACTCCAGCTGGAGTTAATTCAATTCCAGTAAATATAATTATACCTCCTAAGGTAGCAGTTGCCGATTGACCAGTTAGTTCTGCTTCTTCGTTTGATACAACTGATAATGACCCAACTGCGGAAGTTGTTGATTGTCCTGTTAATGGAACTCCTATTCCAGCAATTAAAGATCCCACAGCTGAAGTTGCTAACTGTCCTGTAGGTGTTAATGAAAGACTAGTTGTTGGAGATAATGACCCAACTGTGGAAGTTGTTGATACTCCAGTTAAACCCATTACATCTGAAGGTGAAATTGAACCTACAGTTGAAATTGCGGCTAAACCTGAAAGAGTAACGTCAATAGCAGACTCACCCCAGTTTTCAGCTCCCCAAGTATCTTGTCCCCAACCTGCTGTTTGAACAACGCTGGTTGTAACTGAACCTATTGAAGTTGTCGATTGTAAACCTGTTAAAGTTAAATCAATATTTAATATAATGTCAACTGTAGTTGAACCTAATGCAGAAGTTGTTGAAAGTCCGGTTAGACCCATTACATCTGAAGGTGAAATTGAACCTACAGTTGAAGTTGATTGTACACCTGTTAAAACCGCAACAGTAGGGATTAAAATTGCTCCTA